CTACGTTTATTGTTTGTCCTGAGGACACTGTTATAGGACCAACTATACTAGCATTCTCAGATGCTGCAATAGAAAGTCCTCCCGTCAAAGTTTGTACGTTTCGATACGCACCTTGAATACTTGTTAGTTTCGCGGCAGTTACTGTCGCGTCACTTGGTGTTCCTATATCTAAAGTATCTCCAAATATCTGTCCAGAAAAAGTATCACTACTTTGTGGAGTACCCGTAAAAGCTATTGTACCAGGACTAGATCCTGCTGTGAAGGCAGTTCCAGGCACCTGATAAACTCCATTAATATGAATAAAAAGTTGAGCAAGAGAACCAATAGTTTGTGTGGTGCCCCCTACAGCTATAGTAAACTGTGTGTTGGAACCATTAAAGCTGCCACTGATATCATCAATGACTGAAAAGTTACCTTGTACTATTGGATTTCCTAAGTAGCCCATTATATTTGTACCTCGAATATTGTTATTGCTGTAGGTCTTGTAATACTTTCACCATTACTAGTTCCATATGCAGTAAATTGTCCTTGACCTGGATTAGCTATCTGAAGTTTTACATCTACAGAACTTGTTGTATTGGGATTCCAATAAGCATTAAAAGTACCAAAATCTATTGTTTGTTTATTATTGGCTGTGTGTAATGCTGCGATGTATACTGAACCTCTTACTGTAGTAGGTGAAATTATTTTAAATGCTCCATTAGGTTCTGCTGTTTCGCTATTACCTTGAAGTAAATAATTAACACGAGCTTCAACAAATAAATAATTTGCTGTTGAATTAGGTGTATATGTTGTTGAAATTACATCAGAATAACTGCTACTAGTAGTAGCTACATTACTTGAACCTATGACTACATCTTTAAATCCTATGATCTTACCAGGTGTGAGCATTCCTGCTTTTGGTATTGTTGTTACTGCCATGCTATGCTCCTATTATCCTAAATACTTCAAAAAATGATGTTACACCACTTGATTCTTCTGCGTATACTATTGGTGATGATGAGTCTTGATTAGCTCTTACGTATATTTCAACATAATCTCCTGCTGATAAACTTATTTGCATAGCGCACGTCATAGAAAAACTTCTTATGTCGCTATTAGTAAAATTATGATGATTTAAGTTTTTATCTCTTGTTCCGTTAATATAATAAGCAAGATAAGTGTAATTTAAATTGGAAGTAGTTCCACTGTCCATAAACGCTTGTGTATGAAATTGATATTTACCTGCCATATTAGTAGGAACTGTGAAACGATAATTTGATGTGTCAAAAGCTGAGTCAGTATCATAGACTTTGTTATCTAAACTCATTTTTGTCCAAGTGTTATTAGACAAAGTTTGATTAGCTGACATATCTATTTTTGCAGCAGGAAAATTAGTAAACACACCTGCTGCCACATCTCCATTTGAACGACTACCAATGGTAATCGTCTTCGTAGAGTCTGTGCCAAGAGGCGAGATTGTTGATACTTTTAATGTGCTCATTATGCTCCTATAATTTTATATCCATAAAAAAATGATTCTAAGTTTGATGAACTTCTTATTTCTGGAGAACTATCACTAGAATCTAAATAAATTTCCACATAATCATCTGAGTCCATTTCAATAATACCATGTAAATCACAACCTGCGTCTCCGCCATTAGAATCTGGTCTAGTAATTTTAGCTAATCTTTCAGTTCCATTTTTTCTTATCATAAGAAATAATGTAGATGCTGAACTCACTGAGACACATCTTAAAGAACATCCAATCATATACTTGCCTGCCACTGTGGGTGTAAATCTATTGGAAGCATACTTACCATCACTATCAAAAGTTTCTGTATTAAATGTAATAAGAGTAGCAGTGTCTGCTGATATGCTTTGGTTACCATCAGTTTTATGAGCTAAAAAAGCAGGTGTATTATCAGGAAAGTTTGTAAGCGTTGCACCAGACTTTAAAGTTATCTGTGACGCATTACTAGAACCTATTGTAATGTTAGAAGTTCCGCTTCTTGTATCTATTGTATCTACTAATATTTTTGACATTAGTCTAATATCTCCATAAGTGTAAATGTAGTAAATCCACACTGGTCATTTGCGCCATTTCTATTTAAAAATATTTCGTTAGATGATGTTTTAAATTGCATCTTATAAGTTACTTCACTTGTACTTGATGGGCTGTCTAATAAAGTGCATGAGTATGAATTATTACTTCTAGTTTGTTGTATGTCAGCATCTCCTATATGATAAGGAACTTGTAATACTGTGCTACCTCTAAGAATTTGATAGAACGCATCTATGTCTTCACCACCATTTCCGAAAGATCCTACGAATTGAATTAAAACTTTACTTGATGTGGTAGTTGGAGTTATAGCTACAGTCAATACATCTGTAAAACTTGTAGATGTAGATGCTATTTTTGATGATGATACAGTTTGAACTACTTGACCAATCTTACCAAACCCAGAAGTCTTTGCTCCTGAGGTTAAGGATACCGTGTCACCACTCGCACCTAAAGTTAAACTAGTGCCTGACTGTGGTTCTAAGTTATCTACGAATACTGTTCCCATTATGTACCTATCCTAAATCCATTAAACCATGATAACTGTTGACTACCAGTTCCATTTATTCTTGCGGTTCCGCTACCATGTTCATGGAAAGCAAACAATTCTACATAATCACTTGCTGACAAACTTAAAGTAATAGAACTACTTATACCTTGTTGATTTAGTCCAGCTTCACAATTTGTTTTTAATTGTGCTACTATTGAACCATTTTTATAAAAACCAATACCATAAGTATCTCTTACACTATTAGAACTACTAGCATTTATAAATCTTAGTGATGACTCAAAGTAATATTTACCACCTTTACCAGAAGGAACTGTAAATCTGTAATTAGTAGAAGAGTCAAAAGCATTATCTGTGTCAAAAGACTCTGCATTAAATTGTACTTTTGTAAAAGTATCATTAGCTAAACTAGTTTGTTCAGCATTTCTATAAACACTAAAAGCAGGGTACATAAAATTACTTTGTACATCTCCACTACCTAAAGCTATTGTTCCTGCGTTAGAACCTCCTATTGTTAGTGTAGAAGTTCCAGAAACTGAATCAAGCGTATTTACCTCAAGTGTGCTCATACTACTGTAAGATTACCCTCCACTGTGATAGTTCCTGTGAATGTTACAGGACCTGCTAAGAATGCGTTATCACTTGCAGCTACTGCTACAGTTGATGTTATTGTTTGTAAGTTTTCATAGACACCATTGAATGATGTCATCATAGGTGCTGTTATTGAATCGGTGCCTGGTGTATTTGTACCAACAACACTATTTAAAAATATAACAAAACAAGTATCTGATCCAGCTAATGCTGTTGTAAAAGTTATTTGACTGCCTGCTACTGTGTAGTCAGTTGTAGGTTTTTGGCGCACTCCATTACGAAGAACCGCAATATCTTCTGGTACTGCTACGCTTGTTGATAATGCGTATGCTGTAGCACCACTGCCAGATATTGTTTGTACAGATGTACTGCTTGTAAAATCTTTTGTTACTGGATTACCTAAATATCCCATGTTACTCCTATGTGCTTATGCTATCTATAAAAGATACCCACACGTTTAAACTGTCTGCTGTGTCTGACTTAGCTTTTAAAACATCACCACTTTGAAGGACCACTTTCGCGCCCCCGTCAATTAACTCTAATGAACCACCTGCTGGTACAGGAGCGTTCTTTACAATATAAGAATCAGCAGAACCACCACTAGCAGAAGATGTTATATAAACATCAGCTTTGATAGTAGCGTTTGTAATATTAGATAATCTAATTCCTATGATTGCATCGTCAGAGTTTGAGGTGATAATACTTCTAGCAGTTGTGCCTATGTTAACATCACCACTAGAGTCAAATGCTACAGCTCTCTCGAAATCTTGTGCCATCTATTCCTCCTTACAATGCCACAGCTAAAGCTATAGCGAATCCTTTCGTTGCTGATGCACCAACATCTACACCGTTTACAGTTGTTACCTGTAAATCAGCTAATGCGTTAAACACACCTGAACCATCACAAGAGATAAAAGCATCTCTTGCTGCAGGAACAGTAAATGTTGTGCCACTGCCTACAGTAAAAATCAAACTGTTAGCAGTATTGTTTTGTACCAAGTAAACGTTTTCACGCGCTGGTATAGTTACGGTACAAGTGCCCCCTGGTGAACCAGTGAAGTTAAGGACAAAGTTTCTTCCGTCTTCATCTGCATAAGATGTAGGGTTACTTGTAAATGTTAGAGTATGTGAAGTTCCTGATAAACTAACAGTTGCAAAACCTGTTATTTTATTTTCTAAACGTTTTAAATTGTCATTAGTTTGATCACCCCAGGTTCCATCATTTTCACCTGTGGTCATTAAACGAACGTTTAATCCACCACTACTCCAAGTAGATGCCATTAACTAATCCTTATAATTGCGTTACTAGCGTTAGCTGTTGGAAATTCAACGGTAAATGTACCGTTAGAAACCGAATAATCTGCACCAAAATCTAATACCATTACGGCTTTATTAGATGCTGATGTATTGTAAATTATGCAACCTCTTGTAGTAAATGTAGCACTTGACCAAGATGTGTTTGCAAAATCACAAACAGCTGTGTTACTATCTAATACTGGAGTAACACTTGTTAAAGTATTTCCGCCTGTAGTATAACCACTGCCGTTTGCGAGTTCATCACTGTTTCCTGTAACTACTGAGTAGTTTGTTGTGCCAGCATTGTATGTACCAGATTGCGATGCGTTCGCTTTAATAAGAGCTATCTTAAAAGTGTGTCCAGAACTTGCTGTGAAGTTGTGAGTGCCTACTAAGATTTCCTGTTTAAAGCTATTAGCAATTGCTGATGTAATAGCCATGCTTATTGTCCTCTCGTCATTGTTTTTAGTTCACCGTTACGAAACTCATCATTTCGCATTCTTACTTGTTCCTCATTTGCTAATGATAGAATAGCTTTTGTATAATAGCTAGTCCACAATTCTATCTGTTGTGGTATCTCTTTCATAAAAGCTACTGCCTCTATTAGCGATCCATACAGAATAGCATCTGGGGCTCTATCACCAAGATAAGTATTTTGATTACTTGATGATAATCCTGGAACTCTCATAGTATACCCTATTTCTATCGTTGTTGCAAGGGATGGAGTTGGTCCAAATAAGAAATTTGTTTGTCTGTTACTACTGGTGTAACTAGTACCTGTTTGATTAAGAGCATAATATCTGACTGTTCCTGTGGTTGCAGGATTTCTATTAAACTCTTTGATAAATGTTTCATCTTTCTGTAACAAGAAAGCACCATTTTGAATACGTAAATATCTAGGAACTACCATGTCTTCAGGTACTGCTTTTGTAGATACGTTTTGGGTAAGACCAAAAGTATTTATTTTTCTGAATGCTGTAAGATCTACTTCTTTAGCTATCCTAAGTTCTGCTAGCTCAATACATACTTCTATAGGAGCTTTACCAGATCCTGTAGCAGTAGTAAAAGAAGCCGCAGAATTTTCTGTAAAATCCTGAATAGCCTGTTTTAATTGATTAAATGTTAAACCCATAATTATGTACCCCAAGCATTCTGACCCCAGGTCTGGATACCCCAGCCTGAACTATCAATACTAATTGATATTGTACCATGTGCAGAGGTTAAAGACAACCCTCCTACATCTTCTGTAGGACTAATTCCTACACTACCTATGGCAGTTGAAGTTCCTGGACTTGTGATTGCTAACTGTGAACTAGCTTGGAATGTTAATGATCCAATGCCTGTAGTTAAAGCATGACCAGCTGGAACTTCTGTTAAATTAAAGTTTAGTCCTGTAGCACCATGTGCTGTAGCAGCAGACTGCCCTGTTAAAGTTAAATTAGAACTTGCACTAAATGTTGGACTTGTAAATGCTGAAGTTAATGCTATACCATCTGCATCTTCAAGAACACTGATGTTTGGTAATGTAAATGCAGTTTGTAATAATTGTGAATCTGCTTGTTCTGTTGTATCTACTCCTACAGCACCTCTAGCAGAACTTAATCCTAAACCACCTGCTGTTACACCTGTGGCAATTATTGGAAGACCAAGCGCAATGTTTAATAAAGTAGTGTCTACAACTTCAGCTACATTTATATTGACAGTGCCAATTGATGCAACTGTGTTAGGTGTGCCTCTACCAAATAAAGAACCAAGCTTTACTGTAGTAGGAACATTATCTGCATCTGGTCTTGGATTATATAATGAAGTTGCTTCTGGTCCTAACTTGGGTGGAGTTAGTTGTGGGTGTTTGGGCTCCCAATCTTTTTTGTGAACTCGAAGCCCATTCCACTCCGTTCGCGCATCTTTGTATCGTATCTTCCTGCCAGAACGATCATCTATCAGATATGCATATTTACCTGAAGCTCTTTTAGCCATCGTTCTTAGTACCCGCGAATCTTAGGTTGTATATAAAAACTTGCTCTTTCTCTATCCTCTTCTTTTGCGAAATCCCATTCCTCTTGATAAATACCTTTTAGTTCTGCACGTCTTGTTGCATCAACTTTATCTGGATGTTTGTTAGCTAATTCAAAAGCTAACCCACTAATTAATGCAGGTAAATATCTTCTAGGTATGTCTGGATTTTGTGTGTAAGTTTCAGATATATCTTGTGGATATCTGATTGTCCAACAATGCAATCTATAATAAGTTTGATCTGGAACTGGGAATAAGTAAACCTTATGATTAGCTACGCCTGAACTATCATACTGACTGTTTCTTTCAACAGCAAATTGTACAGGTTTACCACTAGTTGTTTTATCTGGATAGTTAAGATATTCTGATAAACTAATTCTTTCGCACGCTGTATCAGTTACAGGTGACGAATTAGTATCTCTAGTAGAAGCATCAAGAATATCTAAATATTGATTAGCTGCTAAATTTACAGTAGCTGAATCTTTAGTAAGAGTTAAAGTAGTTAAGTCTAATGTAAATAGGTTAACGCCTTCATTAACCCATTTAGTTAATAATAAATTTAATGAACGTCTTGCGGTTACAAGATCATAACCTGACTTTACTTCAATGCCTACACGCTCGTAAGCTTCTTGAATTATGTCAGATACATCAAGATTAAATGTGTATGTACCAGAGGTAGCCATATGTCACCCCCTAGTAATGTTTAATCCATTCGCAAATTAAAGTATAAGTTTCACCAGAACTCGCTGCAGCTGGTACGACTACCTCAATATCACCATTATAGTTAGTTTCTTTAGGATTGGTAATACCACCTATATCACTAAAATCATAGTTATCAGTTTCGTTTAAAGCTAATAAAGGTGTTTGAGTTCCTGATGTTAACTTCCATTGTAGTTGAACTGGTGCTGTTGTAGCTGCAGAAACATTAAACCAAATTCTATTTAATGATACATTATCAACAGCTTCATTTTTACTATTCTTTGTTAAAGCACTAGCGTCTACTAGTAGGGTCGTACTCCCTGATCCATCAGAGATATTTACATAACTTGTTATAAGTTTTCTTTCTCCTTGGAATAGAGTTCTTGTTGTTACTACGTCTGCCATTTTATTTCCTCCTTATCAAGGGTGGGGTCATTACACCCCACCACCGAGTTAATATTTAATTATTATGCAGCGCTTCCATCGCCACCAACCAAGTCATCAAAGACATGGTAGTGAACTCTAAAAGTTATAGATCCGCCTGTTGGAGCTGAGTCACCTACACCACCTGTAATTTTTACTGGTTGTGATGTGCTCATTTCAAAACCGAAGTCGTCTCCAGTTGTACTATCACCAAAGCTTAAGTTTACTTTGGCTCCGTCTGCGTCACCATCTGCGACTAAACCATCTACATCAAATGCTGTAGCGTCATTAACACCAATCCAACCTAAATCGTATGTTGGGTTAGTACCACCTGTTGCGCCACCTTGAACTTCTAACTTTGTTATAATAGCTCTTGCTGGTAGTATCAGTGGTAATGTACCGTTGCCTGATGCGTCTGAGTTTCTTGTTACTGCTGTTGTACTAGCAGCTGTAGGATCTGCGATGTGACCTGTTGCCACTAAAGATACTGCGCCCGCAACTTGTGCGTTCTCAGTTTTCTGTGCTTGTCCTACTCTTAATGGACCTGAAAATGTTGTTCTTCCCATTGTTTATCCTTTCATAATCTAGCTTTCGCTAGTCAATGTTAATAAGTGGAAGGGGGCACTAAGCCCCCAACCTTTAAGTTTATTAGGCTCCTTGGTTACCGTAGACAGCTCTCCAGTCAGAGAATCCAAATGAATATCTCTCTCTGGCTTTGTATCTTACGTTACCTGTTTCAAAGTCACCTTCCATTTTAGTTGTTAATGCAGCTCTATTGAACATCTTAGTTCCGTTAGGACAGTCAGTTCTAATAAAGAAAGCATCGGTATCATTAAATCTGTGGTTTACAAAGTAACCGCCAGGTAACATACCCATGTTGTTGATTGCATTAATATCATTGTCAGCAGTACCTGGTCTACCTGCAGACTTCATAAGTCTTTCAGCGACAAATACTAACTGTCTTGGAATGTGCAATGTTTTACCAGTAATTGCAGCTGGCACGCCTTTGTCATCTGTAAATCCAGCAATGTCAATCAATGCTGTTTCTAAAGATGTCTCAGACAAGTCAGCGTAAGTTGCTGGTCTGTTGGAACCAGTACTACCGTTTTGTAATGGGTGTGCATTAGATACTAATGGTTGACCATCACCGCCTGTGAATGCTGTGTCAAAGGCGTTGTTATAAACGTTAGATGCTGTTAACTGCTTTGCAGAAGCCATAGCTCTTGCTAAAGCTTTGGTTAGTCTGGTTGACAACTTATCATATAAGTTATCTTCCATAGCTTCCTCAGTTAATGAGAATGCTAATGCAACTGTTTTGTGAGTGTATCGTGATACATATCCTTCACCTGTTTCAGCGTAAGATACTGGTGCACCTTCGAATTTCTCACCTGCATTACCAAAGCCTGGGAAGAGTACTTCTTCTTCAAATGCTCTGTTTGATGTTTCCTCATCGAACAAGACGGCATGCTCATTTTCGTATCTGTTATACTCAGTACCGAAAATCGCATTAAGACCTGGCTCAAGTTCTTTAAGGATTTGTGCTCTTGATATAGCCATAATTTATCCTCCTATATACCTGCTACGCCAGTTCCACCTAGTCCGAACTGGTGAGTATTAATTTTCACCAAAACATCCATAGTGGTTCCTGCAGCTGTGTAACTGTCATCAGATTCAGCACTACCTAACACTGTTAGTGGGAAACCTGCGTTTCCTGTAGCGGCTGTTGATGAGTCAGCAACAAGACCTGATTTATGTGTGATTGCACTACCTGTTGGTGATGCAACGATCTGTACATTTGATCCTACTTTAGCTGCTGTAATTGGTGTTGCAGCTTGATCCGCTTGAATCTTAAAGATTACATCGGGATCATCATAGACATAACATTTGTACTTCTCTTTGGCTACAGTGCCGTTAGGAATACTTCTGACAAACTTAACTTCACCAGTTGAGTTGTCTTGGTATTCTGCACCCCAGAAAACACCTACGACTGCGCCTGGACTTGCAGCTCCCATATCTGTTACGATATTACCTGAGCTTAGAGTCACGAGATCACCTTCGAAGAATGCACTAGGAGCAGTAGCAGCGATTCTGTAACCGTTTTGACCGACAAAATTGTTAGTTCTAACAATTCCACCTTTCGCATGTTTAACTGGACTTAATCCAAAACCTGCCATGTTTACCTCCGTTTGTTATTCTGCAAAGTGGAGGTACCTATTAGTCCTCGAACTTTGCTTGTTTTCCTCCGCCTACTGAGACGGAAGCTTGTTCGTCTTGGCTTATAGGTGCAACAGCGCTATTGTTTTTCTGCAACTCAGAGTTGACCGCTCCCTCTGCAGCTTTGGTCTTGCTAGCGAAGTATTCATTTCGTTGGTCTGCAATTTCTTGGTCAACCTTCATCAAAATTAAATCACCTGATCTAACAGTTCCCGCATGTTTACCTGTGTCTAAAACATCCGCTTGCCAGTCACTGCCAAGCTCTTCTGGTTTGACTGGTTCGTATCCTTGACGGTGTCTTTCGTGAACATTACCTGCATGGCTTTCACCTAGCAGTTCATTTCTGACCCATCTATAATGTACACCATCAGGAGCTTTTGGAGTTTCCAATCGACTTGGTGGTGCCCATGTTTTCTTGCGAGTACCCGATGCTCGCGTCTTTCGAGTTGTCTTAGTAGCCTGTGTCATTCATCTACTCCTTATCCCGCAGTTTGATCTCTGCGCATTTTTTGTTTCGCGTATTCTTGTAAAGATACTCCTAACTTGTTAGCAGTCTCTACTTCCGACTTGGTCAATGTGACTTTCTGTTTGCCACTGGGGGAAGTACGCGTTCCTCCCGCAACTACCTGTACTTTTTTCTCTGACCTAACATTTTTAAATTTGTCAGGAAACTCAGTTCTGATTCTGGCATCAAGTTCGCTATAGTACTCATCGGGATCTGCATCAGGGTATACCCCTTCTTCAATTAATTCCTTATGTATTACCATAGCCGCTTGCGTCATAATCTTTTCGCTTTGAGCGTTCCCACCAAACCAAGAGTTTCTTTTTTGCCACTGTACTGCTCTTCTATCTGGAGCAGGTTGTTGTGGTTGTACCTCTTGTGTTGTTTCAGATGAAACTTGCTTTTTTGCGGAAGAAGTTCTATTAGCTTTTTCTTCGTACTGTTTAACTATTAACGCTTCAGCTTTTATAGATGCTAATTTATCAGTAGCTTCTATTTCTTTTTCTAAGTCATTATTGTTCTTAGCATCACGAAGTGTAGCTATTACTTCTTTTTCCTGGGCTTTTAGTCTATTACCATATTGCTTTACAGCTTCTAGTTCAGACTCAGCAGTTCTACTAGATAGTTCTTCACGCTCTTGTTGAAACTTTTGTTTCTCTGCTTCAAGTGCTTCAAGCTTTTCTTGTAGTTCTTTACGCTGTTTTACTAAACGCTTTATGCGTTTTTCAGCCCTTTTGCCATATACTTTTTTGTCTTCAGATTCCTCTTCTTCAGGTTCATCAGATGTTTCTTCCTCTACAGGTTCTTCATCTTCTTCTTTCTCTGCTTCTGGGGTTTCTGGTTCTGGAGCTGGCTGCTCTTCAGTAGGGCTTTCTGTGTGCCCCTCTTCATCAATCTCAATCTCGAGTTCTTCCTCTTGATTAAGTTCTTCTTGTTTTGGGTCTTCTATCATTTATACCTCCGTCAGTTGCGAACTGCGTTTCACGCTATGGACAATATAATACCACATTTAGTGGTAATATTGCAAGGGCTTATCTATGTTTTATTTTACTTGGATCTGGTACAATAGCTACGACTTCATCATCATTTATGATAGAATAATCTTCATTTTCATATTTAAATTTAAGTCCTACATATTTACCAGTGAGTACATAGTCACCCACTTTACACCATGTAGTTGCAGATTTATCCATGTTTTGATAACATTCTGGACCCATATCAACAACTTTAGAAACCACACAAGCAAACTTAGCAAGTTCTCTTGTTTGGTCTGACAGCAGTATTCCTCCTGATGTCATTGCTGATGGTTCCCATGGTTTAAGTAACATACGATAACCTTTTGGTTTTGGTAATTTACTCATCTGTTCCTCCTGCGATATCTTTGTATAATTTCTTATACTCAGTTTCTAGTCTATCAGACATATCGTTTAATGTCTGCCCTATGCCTACTAAAAATTTATAGCCTGCATAGTCATCAGTGCTACCACTAAGTAGCTGCTGGTTATTGGCTTCCATTGCTTCAGCCAAAACTTTTTGCATACGTTCTTTATAATTCTTAACTTGATCTAGCATGTGTTCTCCTGTATCCTA